ATATCGAGCAGGCGGGGAGTGATAGCGTATTTGTGTTACGCGAAAATGAGAAAATTCCCTATGATAACATGCAGAAATAACTTGCTATTATCGGCGTTCAGAGTGATATATGTACTAACAAAACAAGGAGGTACATAGACCATGACAATCCAGACTACTATGAACGACCGCAAGGAACTGGCCAAGAAGCTCATTCCTTTCAACCATAACGAAAAGCTTTATTACGCCGGAACGCCGACATTCGCCTTTGAAGGGCATGGCTTCCGCATCCTTCGTAACGGCGACATTGAATGTGAAAATGAAAAAACAGAAGCAGCCATGATTGGCTTCCTTCAGCAGGAAGGCATCCTTCCACAGCCGCAAGCGGTACAGAAACCACAATCGCAGCATGATGAAGAAACTGAACAGGGAACAGAGCCGGAAATGATGGAAATCAAGATCCCGGCTGACGGCATGGACGGGGCGCAGATGTGCAACCTGGTCTTCATGCTCCATGCCCAGCAGTATCTGCTGAACCGGGCTGCGGGACAAGAAAACATTCATGTGCCGGACAGGCTGATTGAAGACCTGAAAGATGAGCCTGTGTCGGACAGGACTTCCTTCTTTGCGGTCTACCAGAATTACAGCAAGGAAGGCCGGGGATTCCTGATTACCGCGGAAACGGTGACATTCTGCTTTGCCGTAACCGGTAACGCCGTGAAGAACCGCGCTTTGGTTGAATTGGCGGCCTTCATGGTCAGCGCGGCGAAAAAGGCGAAACGGGTCAATCCCGCCACCCGGAAGCCGGAGAATGAGAAATACTACCTGCGGATGTGGCTCCTTCGCGTCGGCATGGGAACCAAAGCCAGCCACGAATCGCGCATGGCCCTGCTGAAAGGACTGAATGGCTGGAGCGCCTTCCGCACAGAAGCGGAAGCCCAAGCACACTCCGAACGGCAGAAGGACCGCCGGAATCAAAACAGATAAATTCTCAATTTAATTCATAATTATTCTCAAAATGACTTGCTATTATGTGCCTTTAGAGTGATATATAGTGTACCGAAAGAACACACGCACACATAGAAAGGACAGAGATAATTATGAAAACACTGCACTTTGGAATCGAAATGGAAATGACAGGGATTACGAGAAACCGGGCGGTCAGCCTTATGGCCCGCTTCTTCGGAACGGAAAGTCGGCATGAAGGCGGAGCCTACGATACTTACTCCGCAAGAGACGACCAGGGACGGAAATGGAAAGCCATGAACGACTCCAGCCTGCTTCCACAAAAAAAGGTGAACGGCGAAATCATAGACGCTTCCAACAACTACCGCACGGAAGTGGTCAGCCCCATCCTTTCCTACGAAGACATTCCGAAGTTGCAGGAACTGGTGCGGACGCTCCGCAAGGCTGGAGCCTTTGCCAACAAGTCTTGCGGCATCCACATCCACGTCGGAGCTGAACGGTTTACGGCGAAGACCCTGCGGAACTTGGTGAACATCATGGCGAGCAAGGAAGATATGATTTACCGCGCCCTCCAGATCAACCCCTCGCGGGAAAGCCGGTACTGCCGGAAAACGAACACTACATTTTTAAAAGACCTCAACCGGAAAAAGCCGGACACGATGGACGGCATCGCCGACCTCTGGTATCAGGAAGCACCCTATGGACGGGATCATCACTACAACAGCACCCGCTACCACGGGCTGAACCTGCACGCCACCTTCACCAAGGGAACCGTCGAATTCCGGCTTTTCAACGGGACGCTTCACGCCGGGGAAATCAAGGCCTACATCCAGTTCTGCCTTGCGGTTGCCCATCAGGCGCTCACGCAGAAGAAAGCCTCGGCACGGAAGACCGAAACGGACAATGAAAAATACGCCTTCCGGTGCTGGATGCTCCGGCTGGGACTTATCGGCGACGAATTCAAGACCTGCCGGCTCCACTTCCTCAAACACATCACGGGCAACTCCGCATGGCGCAACGCCGCCGCTTGAAGGGGATAGCCTCACGGGCAGCTTCGGCTGCCCTTAGGGTGGTAGAAGGGCATTCCCTTCAGAAAGGATGAGAGCGATGAACAAAAAAATCTACATTGCCTATGGCAGCAACATGAGTGAAGTGCAGATGGCACAGCGGTGCCCCGATGCCACCCTTGCGGAGACAGGACGGGTGAATGGGTATGAGCTGCTTTTCAAAGGTTCCCTGGCCGGGTGCTACGCCACTATCGAGAAGAAGGCGGATGCTTTCGTGCCGGTCGTCCTCTGGCGCATTTCCGCGGCAGACGAACGGAGACTTGATGCATACGAAGGCTTTCCACGGTTCTACTACAAGAAAACCATCCCTGTCGAAACGGACGGCGGCACAATCCAGGGTCTGGTGTATATTATGCACGAAGACCGGCGCTTCGGCATTCCGGAAACATGGTACTACCAGAACATGGAGCGGGATTACCGCAAGTTCGGTTTCAACCTGTCCATCCTGCGGCGGGGATTACGGAACAGCCGGGCAAGGACGAAAGGCGCACGGGTACGGCTGATTTTTATGGATGATGTGCAGGCACCGCCTGCAGGTACTGAAGGCACCGTCCAGTACGTCGATGATGCCGGAATCATCCATGTGCATTGGGATACGGGCGGCAGCCTTGGTCTGGTACCTGATGCCGATGAATGGGAATTAATCGAATAAAATGCATAAATAACCGAAGAATGACTTGCTATTATGTGCGTTTAGAGTGATATATATACACGACGAAGGGGAAAGCCCCAAAGAAAAAGCACATGAAAGCGAGGAACTTACCATGACAAACATCTACGCACTCCGCAACCATTTCGAACTCCACGAATACATTACGGCAATTACAAGAGCCGATTTTGAAGCCCATTTCAAGGTTACCAAGGAAAAAGTGACATTCACTTTCAACGGCTGGGATGGAAACAGCTACCATGGCGAAAGCCGCACAGCGCGCGTCTACCGGACGGATGTAAAAGGCTATGAAGACGCCCGGTTCATCAAAGTAGGGAAGGAGCTTCATTACATCGAGGATGATCGCCAGATTCTTGAAGAAGCAACCGGGGAAACCCACCCGAGCGCCGGATGGCTGGGGAACGTAATGAGGGCCGATAAACGGTAAGCCTTCCAGAACTTCAGGCAGGGCCGCAAGGCCCTGTTCCTTGTCATGAAATAAATACATAAATGTTTGCGAAAAGACTTGCTATTATGTGCGTTTGGAGTGATATATATATACACGACGAAAGGGAAAGCCCCAAAGGAAAAACACATGAAAGCGAGGAAGTTACGATGACAAGATTTGAAAAAGACTACCACGAAATGCTGAAAGGCGCAGGGCGGTACATTCTGGAAAACCGGATGGAAGAAATCAAGAAACTGAAGAAAGAACAGCGGGCCTGCAAGAACCGCTTCCGATTCCAGGGCATCTGCCAGACCCTCAGCCTGGAACGGGAATACGAGGCTCTTGAAGAACTTTACTGAGGAGTCCGAAAAGAGACCGCAAGGAAATAATTGAAAAGTAAGAGGAGACCGCAGATGCGGCCTTCTCTGTCGTACAGCCCGCAAGGGCTTTTTTTATTGGGAGGTGAGCGCCATTGGCTGTACGAGGAAGGAAACCAAAACCGACGGCACTCAAGGTGCTGGAAGGAAATCCCGGCCACCGGCCGCTCAACAAAAAAGAACCGCTGCCAAAGGGCCGTCTGCCCCGCTGTCCGGACTGGCTGGAAGACGATGCCAAGAAGGAATGGAAGCGGCTGGGGAAAGTTCTCTCAGAGATGGGGATGCTGACCAATCTGGATATGATGGCCTTTGCCGGATACTGTCAGGCGTACGCCCGGTGGAAAGGGGCGGAAGAATTCATTACCCAGCATGGGGATATGGTGCGGACGCCGAACGGTTACCTGCAACAGGTGCCACAGGTGTCTATTGCCCAGACCAACCTCAAGATCATGCTGAAATTCTGCGAGCAGTTCGGCCTGACACCGTCTGCCCGGAGCCGTATGGTCGGGGAAGAAAACGGGGCAGAAAAAGAAACGGATGAAATGGAACTGCTGTTAAGGGGGTGACAAGTTTGGCATTTGTGTATAAGCCGTCAGCGTTCATGCTGCCGGATTCCCATTATGATAAGGCAAAGGCGGACCGGGCCGTCGCTTTCATCGAGAATCTCTGTCATACCAAAGGAAAATGGGCCGGGAAGCCTTTCCTGCTCTTGCCCTGGCAGGAACAGATTGTGCGTGATTTGTTCGGTATCGTGAAGGAAGACGGGAAACGGCAGTTCCTGACGGCCTATATAGAGATACCAAAGAAGAACGGGAAGAGTGAGCTGGCTGCCGCTATTGCCCTGTACCTTCTCTACGCCGACAATGAACCGAGCGCGGAAGTCTATGGCGCAGCCTGTGACCGGAACCAGGCTTCCATCGTCTTTGATGTCGCCCGGCAGATGGTGGAAATGAGTCCCGCGCTCCTGCGCCGTTCCAAGATACGGTCG